CGCTGCAGGAAAACCAAAACAACGGCCAAGAGATGGTCCCTCCACACCCTGGGCTATGCTGGGAGTTCCTATACAACCAGCGCCAAGGAGGGCGAGCATGGAACTGAAAAATCCGCGTATCACGGTGCACAACACAACCGGCGACAGCTGGCAAGTCACAGCAGAGGGGCTGCTCTCAGGCGTGGCTGGACTGGAGACCGTCGACTTCACGGTTCTTGTCCCTCGGTCGGATGCGAGCCTTCCGGAGATAACTCGCCAAGCTGTGGAGCGGGCGATATACCTTCTGGATCAGCATCAGCAGCTGCTGAAGAAGTAAGGCAGGAACAGCCGGCGCACGCCTCGGCTGTGCAAATGCGCGTGGGCAACTCACGGCCCAACATATGGACTTCGAGACAACACGCGCATTCCTTCGTCTCACAGTTCGCCATCACGACTGGTGCCGTCGGCCTGATGCCGATGACTTCACCCCAGTTGCCGTGCACCTGCTCCCAGCCGGCAGGCGGGTTCGCCCAGAAGTCCTGCCGACGGTTTTTCTTGAGCGTGGCGAAGGATTCGGAGTCGCGATATCGGCGCTTGCGCTGGAGCGTCTGCACAGACTCAGGAATGGGGCCGCCAAAGCGGTATCGCTGCTCAGCCATGGGTGGCCTCCTGGGTCTGGGGGTTGTGGCCGACGCCAATGATCTGGACGCCGCCCTTGAAGATGCACATGCGCGCGCCCGTCTCATCCTGGAAGCGGTCAGCCTCAGCCGTCAGCAGAGCCACCTCGGCATCCGACAGGCCAACCGGGAGCGCAACGCACACAACGTCGCCAGGCAAGCAGACGACGTGCGAGAACGGGCGGGGCCTCTGCGCCAGCGAGCGAGAGACGCGGCCAGACAAGTGCACCAGGCATGCGGCCTGGGCAACCTGCGCCAACGAGAAGACAACGGGCCAGAAATCAGCCATGACGCACCTCCTCGCCTGCGGGGGTGGGCTGCGCCAGCTCAGGCAGAGGGGCGTCGCCGTATAGGTGGTCGAACGTCAGCACCAGACCTAGCCCGCCTGCGTACTCGATAAGCCGCCGCGCACGCGGGGTGGGCATCATCTGCCCGTGCTCGTAGTAGCCAATGTTCCCCTGGGTGCAGCCGATGACTTGACCGAGCGCCTGCTGGGTGAGGCCAAGACGCTTGCGAATGGGCTTGAGGTTCTTCATGCCCACCATCATAAGTCGGACTGCTAACTAATTCAACAGTCCGACTGTTTTGAATTCATGAGCCCTACTAATACCCTCAGTGAATGCCTGCTTTGCCCCTGACCCTCGAACAAAAAGAAGACGCCGCTCGCCTGAAGAAACTCTTTCTGGCCTGGAAGACGGACCGCAAAGCACGGGGCGAGCCCGCATCTCAGGATGCGTTCAGCGACTTGGTGGGCATCACGCAAAGCGCCGTCAGCCAGTACCTGAATGGGGCCATCCCCCTGAACCCCGCCGCCGCTGCGAAGTTCAGCAAGGTGCTCGGATGCCAGATCAGCGAGTTCAGCACCAGCGTCGCCAACTTGGCCAGTGAGATCGGAGAGGCGGCCACTCCGGTGACATCGAGCGAATCGCCTCCTCGCATGGACATCACCGAGCTATCCAGGGCGGAGGCGCAACTGGTACTGACGTTCCGCGAGCTCCCAGAATCAGCCAGAGATCAACTCACGGATTTCGCTGCTCAGCTACGGCAGGACTCGGTGGCCAGCACACTCCGCGCGCCGCCGGCGCCGAAGCAGGCGCCTGTCAAGCGCTCGCGCAGGGTCGCCGAGCCCGTGGATCACTAAACAACCGCTCGGCCTGGCCCCAGTGCCTGCGGGATGTCATCCCAGTGGAGTACGGGAACCAGCTGAGTAGATCGCCGCCTGACCAGCGCGCCCAGCGCCACCAGGTCTTCGATCTCCTCCGGCGTCAGCTTTGGCGATAGCTTCGCCACCACCTCCGCATACACGTCGATCACGAAACGGGGCTTGGGAAGCGGTCCGTTGTGCTCCTTGATCATCTCGATCAGCTGCGTTGCATCCATTTGTCCGATCCTCCTTGACCGCCTCTACACGGCGGGCTTGTATCAACTCGCCTATCGCAAGCTGCCGATAGGGCTCACCGAAAAGCAATGTGTGCGCACAAGCACAACACATCGCCGCCAATCCAGCCAGCTGCTGCGCCGTGGGCGAGCTCTCGCCCCGCTCCCATTTGGAGATGGTCTGGCGCGTAACCTGCAGCGCTTCAGCCAAATCATCCTGTGACAGCGTCACCTTCGTGCGAGCTGCCTTCAGTCGTTGGCCGAACAGCTTCTTTGAATCGTGGTTCATAAGAATACCTGTTGTTTTATACAGTGTTGCACAGACCCCGAGCCGGTGCAACAGCAATTTGCCCGCAACGGCGCGCAACGCAACGCCCCGTTGCGCAACGCGCAGTTGCGTTGTCAGAAGCCCAATGCGGATGCCGTAGGCGTGCTATCAAATTAAGTTACATGCAGAAAAATTAGCCTGACTGTTGACTTATTTTATAAGTCCGACTGATAATTCAACCCAGCGCGACACAACCAGGTTGCGCCGGGTGAGGTGATCGGACCGCGCTCTACCGGATCTCCAAAAATTTCAGAGATAGCGCAATGGCCAGCTGCAGGGCAACCAGCAGCGGCGCGGGTGAGCCCCGTCCCCAGTCCGCGAAGTCGGTACACGGGGCAAGCATCCGGGCACGTTGGGTAACTCCTTCAGTGCTCAAGCCGGGTCGATCACAAGAGGGTCGCATTCGGGGATAGCACGCGGCCGAGTTGCCCCGCGTGAGACAAAAGCACTGCCGGGAGATGCCGGCGAAATCATCTTGAGGTATCCCGCCGTCACCAAGACAAGCAAGACGGCACAACCTGGGCAGCCCCGCGCTGCGAAGGAGAGCATATGCGACACACCTGAGTCGGCAGACCCGGCCACCACCTGGCCGCGCAGTCTCGCGGACATGCGAAAGGCGAGTTACCGGGCATGGAGCCATCAGGCACCGGGTACTTGGGAGTGGCGACCCCTTAACGCGATCAGTGAAGCCACAGCATGAGACCGGGAAACCGGCGCCGCCCCGAGCGTCATCGGGGCAAACCAAGGTGTTCAGCGCCAGCTGCAGAGCCCCTTGGTTTGAAGTCGCGTGCACCACCTCCCCGATGGCCGGAATGCAAGGTTTCGTGCACACCATGCGACTCTTTTTCACCCACGGCGAAACCCGAGCCGCCAGAACGCTCGGGGACAACTCATGGAGGCCGCCATGTAACCGCACCTGCACCACAACGCAAAGAGTTGATTTTGGGTTGTCCGCCCTGGCGACATAAAAGGCCAGGACCATCAAGAAAGAGCGCGGCACTGAAAAACTGCAACCGGGCGTGGAGCAAGGCAATCCGAGATGCCTCCACCGAAATACCGCAAACCGGGTGATCCGCTCTTTTTCTTGATGGCAAATCGTGACAGGTACTTGCCCACCTGCAACCAGTGAAAGTCTGCCCTCCACATAGAAGGACAAGCCGGGGCGTACACGGCAGCCATCAACCCTCATCTCAGTTTCGCCGGGCCAGGGCCTTCACCACCACGCCATCTCTCCCTTGCACGCCGCCATGCGGCACCGGCCTTTGTCCACGTCTCGCCCGCGCCTCGCGGGCGTTTTCGTTTCCGGCCCCACGGGCCACATCCCCAGGAGATCCGCATGCTGAGCTACGTGAATATCCACGGGCGGCCCGTGAGCGTCGCCCCCCCCCATCGAAGTCAAGAAGAAAGCCCGCGCCCAGCCCGATGCGTTCCACAAGGGCTGGAGGGTCATGGGCATCCCGCCTGGCAGCCTGGAAAAGGCCCAGCAGGAGCACATCAAGAAGGCGCGCGACGCGGAAAAGCGCGGCAAACCGATTGCGGATTTCGACCACGGTGCGTGGATCGCAAAGGCGAAGAAAAAGCCCGTGCGCTCCAAGCCGTACGAGGTCATGACTGCGGCCATGCAGTGCAAAGAACTGGCCGAGCGCGGCGGATGGCTGGCACTGGAACTGACCGAGGTAACGAAAGGAGCTGTCGATGATTCGCGTTACTCCTTCTGAGCCCTTCTGCGATGACCCGGATGCGCGCTACCTGCGCGAATGCCCGGGGCCGCTCACCGAGCCTGATCGCATCCCGGGCCGGTGGCTGGCAGCCGTGCTGCTGCTCCTGATCGTCCTGTCCTGCAGCGCCTGCAGTGCGGCTGATGCAGCGGAGCCCAGCGCCAGCGCGACGGACCTGAAGCGCGCAGCGGCCTCGGCCTGGGCCTGTCCCGGGATGCACGCGCAATGGGAAGGCCCTGTGGTCACCTGTCTTCGGGAGCGGCCATGATGCGCGCGCTGCTCCATGTCTTCATCTGGTCCGCCGTCAGCGCGGCCTCCCTCGCCGCTGCAGCGGCCATTGCCACATGAAAGCCACCGACACCCCTCCCCTGCTGTCCCTGCGCATCACCGAGATCGCAGACATCGGCGACATCTACCTTGTCGTGGAGCCCGGCACCTCCCGCGTGGGCGGCGTGCCCATGCTCATCGTCCACTCCCTGTCCCGCGCCTGGTCCACCGCGCTACCTGAAGCAGACCCCATCGGCGCCCTGGCTCGCATAGGCCCGGCGAAGCTGGCCGAGGCCCTGGGATTCAGCTCCCCGCACGCCAGTGGGCGCGATGCCGCGCGCACACGCGAACTGCTCAGCGACATCGCCGCAGTCATCCCGCTGGCTGTCCAGCAACACATCTACCGCAATCCATCATGACCAACTCCATCCGCCAGATGCTTGCCGCGAAGGTCGCAAAGCGCGCCGACGCGGTGCGAGTCCTCTACGAAGAGATCCACATCGAGCCAGGGTTCAACCTCCGCCTGGGCGGTGCCGAACTCGAAGAGTCCATCGAGGCCCTGGCGCAGTACATCATCGATGGCGGCACCTATCCACCCCTGGAACTGCGCGTGCGTGATGCGGGCGGCATGTACATCGTGGACGGCCACCGGCGCCATGCAGCCATCGGCCTGGCACTGGAGCGCGGCGCTCCGCTGGAGGATCCGCGCGATGGCAAGGTCTGGATCCCCATGGTGCTCTTTGAGGGCAACGATGCCGACCGCACCGCCCGGATCATCACCAGCGCCGCAAACAAGCCGCTCACGCCGCTGGAAATCGCCGAAGGCTATAAGCGGCTGCGGTCGTTTGGCTGGGCGCCAGCTCACATAGCCAAGAAGGTCGGCAAGTCCGCCGAGCACGTCCAGCAGCTGCTGGCCCTTGGCGATGCCCCAGCGCCCGTACGCGAGATGGTCACCAGCGGGAAGACCAGTGCAAGCCACGCAGCCAAGACCGCGCGCCAGCTCGGCGGGGATCAAGCGGCCAAGGTACTTGAGGAGCAATTCACTGAGGCGAAAGCCCAGGGCGAAGACCGCATCACCCCCAAGACCATCGGCGGCGGTAAGACCAGCGCCAGCCAGGCCCGAGAAGACTCCAAGCACCTCGATTTCCTCATCGCCGAAGGTGCGCGCGTGTGCCAGGGCAGCCGCTCGGACCTGGCCACCCCTGCCGGGCAGAACGGCTACTGGCTCGAATGGCCCAGCGGCGCAACGCAGCCCGGCGTCTTCGAGACCGCCCGCATCGCAATCGACACGGCAATCAAGCAGCAGATCACCACATGACAAGCAAGACACACGACATTGCCGCGCAGCGCGCGGAACGCGATCGCCAAGCAGCGCTCAGCGCCAGCCGCCGTGCGCGGTCCATCTGGTGGGAGCAGCAGACCCCGGCCCGCTGCGCCAGCTGCGGCGCTCCAGTCGAATCCCCGCCAAAACCCGGCGAAGGCCTGCCCTGCGGCCACTGACTCCGCCACCATCGTTTCAACCCAGGCCGCCATTGTGCGGTCTTTTTCATGGAGCTTCGCTATGAACGTCCACATCGGCACCAACACGGCGCCCATCATCTTCGTCCCTTCGCCCGAAGCCATGGCCAGTATGGAGGCGCTCATGAAGGGCCTGGGCCGCGTTGAGCCGGCTGTGCCGACAGCAGTGCCCAGCGCCGACCATGGTCGCCCCGCCATCGGCGACTACTGGGAAGGCCAGGGCGGCCACTACGCGGGCGACTTCCGGGGCTCCGATGGCTCGGTCTACGGCCTGATCGTCTCGGCCGGCGAGGACGTGGGCCGCGCCGCGTGGGGTCCGGCCGGCGAGCGCGAACTGTCCGACTGGGACGGCCTGGAAAACACCGCCCGGCTGCGCAATGAATGCCCCGCCGCAAAGCTGGCAGTCGGCTTCGAGCGCGACGAGCACAGCGACTTCTACCTGCCAGCCCGCCGTGAGCTGCAGCTGGCCGCCGCCAACGTGCCCCACCTGTTCGGCAAAGAGTCCTGGTACTGGAGCAGCACGCCGCACAGCGAGGACTACGCCTGGGCTGTCGGTTTCGAGTACGGCACCACGTTCGTCAGCTACCGGGACAACGAGTTCCGAGTTCGGCCTTTCCGCAGATTCATTTATTGATCCCTTCACCCCTTTCTTCACCCTCAACCACCCAGCAGGAGCATCCATATGAGCAAGTCCATTCCCGCAATCGGCCAGGCATGGCCCGAGCAAGGCGGCATCTACATCGGCGCCCGCCTGATCGATGGCGCCGTCCATCACGTTGTCATCCCTGGCGGTGTCGAACACGACATCAAAGACGTGGCATTCAAGTGCGTTCAGACCTGCATTCCGACCGAGTTGAACGGCCAGGGAGATTGGCGCGCGCCTGACCAAGAGGACCTGATGCTGGCTTGGATCAACGCCCGTGAGCACTTCGAGAAGTCGGGGCTGGCCAGCTACTACTGGTCGCGCACTGAGCGTGATGGCTGGGCCTGGGCTGTCGATTTCGAGTACGGCAACTCGAGCTACGACTACCGGAGCAACGAGTTCCGAGTTCGGCCTTTCCGCAGTTTTCCCGATTCGGCCCTTTAACCCTTCGCGGGCGTAGCCCGCCCTCTACCGATGGCCCTGCACACTGACACCGAGATCTACAAGGCGACCTACGCACTGGCCCAGCTCGTCACACAGCTGGTCGCCAACATGCCCCGGAACTTCAAGGCCGACTTTGGCGCCGGCATGCGCAGGCAGTGCATGGCTCTTGTCATGCGAACCTACCAGGCCAACACCAGCCAGGAGAAAGCTCCGATCCTGGGTCTGATGCGCGAGGAAGTGGAGGCCATCAACCTCTCGCTGCGCCTCGCCGTCGATCTGCGCCTGATCTCGCACAAGCAGTTTGCACGCGCCATCGCCCTGACCACCAGCATCAGCAAACAGGCTACGGGCTGGCAGAAACACTCGGAACGCGCGCCCGCCGCCGGCCTGCCACGGCAAGTCGGCCATGGCGCCTTGGAATCTGGTCGAGCCGCTGGGCCACAAGCCCACCGACAGGCGCAGCAGGGATATCGCCGGCGGCAGCCGTAGTGATCCCGCGCAGTTCGCCCGCTGAACACTCGGCGGGCCGACGTGAACGCTCGACACCCCTGGGCTGTCGATTTCGAGAACGGCAACACGAACAACAACAACCGGAACAACGAGTTCCGAGTTCGGCCTTTCCGCATATCCCACCGAGAGTTTCTATGGATTCAGGCTACTCGTTCGAAAAGCTGGTGCAGGCGTATTTCGACTGCCGCCGGCACAAACGCAATACCGCCAGCGCGCTCCGGTTCGAGCAGGATCTGGAGCGCAACCTGGCGGATCTCCATGGAAAGCTGAGCGATGGCAGTTACCGCCCCGGGCGCTCCATCTGCTTTGCCATCAGCCGGCCAAGGCCGCGCGAGGTCTGGGCATCCGGCTTCCGTGACCGCATCGTGCACCATCTGCTCTACAACCAGGTGGCCGACCGCTTCCACCGCCGGTTCATTGCAGACTCCTGCGCCTGCATCGCCGGGCGCGGCACGCTGTACGCGGCCCAGCGGCTGGAGGTAAAGGTGCGCAGCCAGACGCAGAACTGGACGCGGCCAGGCTTCTACCTGAAGTGCGATCTTGCCAACTTCTTCGTCAGCATCGACAAGCGCGTGCTGTGGCCGCTGCTGGTGCGCCAGATCCACGAACCGTGGTGGCGCGGCCTGTGCAAGATGGTGCTGTTTCACGATCCGCGCGAGGACTATCTTGTGCGCGGCAGCCCCGCCACTCTGGCCGCCGTGCCGCCGCATAAGCGCCTGTCAAACGCGGGTCGGCACCAGGGCCTGCCCATCGGCAACCTGAGCAGCCAATTTTTCGCGAACGTCCTGCTCAATGAGGTTGACCAGCACGTCAAGCACGCGATCCGCTGCCGGCACTACACGCGCTACGTCGATGACATGGTGCTGCTGCACGAATCACCGCAGTGGCTGAGACAGGCCCTGCACAGCATTGAATCCAAGCTGCCAGCCCTGGGGCTTGCGCTCAACCAGCGCAAGACCGTGATCCAGCCGATTGCGCGCGGCATCGACTACGTGGGCCAGGTGATCAAGCCCTGGCGCCGCATCACTCGCCCGCGAACGCTGCATCAAGCGCTCAGCCGACTGGAGGCCATGCCCGACGCCGATGTATACGCCAGCGGAAACAGCTATCTCGGGCTGGCGCGCCAAGCCAGCGCCAGCCACAACGCCCAGGCGCAGATCTGCCGGGCTCTGCTCAGGCGAGGGCATGCCGTCGAAGGACTGCACCTCACGAAAGCATTCCGCTGCGCGATCTGACTTCGCGCCCTCCCCCGAAGCCCTCCCGGTATGCCGCGAGGGCTTTCCTGTTTCTGCCCCATGACCACGACCCCACCCCAGTGCCCGCTGCTGCAGCGCGCAGGCCACGTCATCAACACCACTGCCAGCCACTGGCAAATCGACAGGAGCAACCCATGACCCAAAAACTGACATTCGTGAATGGCGCGAAGGCTGCATGCGGCTGCCGCCACGAATTTTCTTCCGGTGGCGGCGAGTATTCCGACGTGGCCAGCGTTCACCTGTGCGCCATGCACGCAGGCACCCCTGTGCTGGACGACCGCTGGAAGGCCCGCATGCTCGACGGCCGCGCGCCAGAGCGCGACGAGATGGGCCTGGGCGATCACCCAGAGTTGCCGATGCTGGACGAAGGCATGACGCCGCGCAGCTTCTTCGCCGCCCTGGGCCTGGAGCTGGCCCACACGTCGGCCGAGGATCAGTTGGACTGGGATGTGCTCGGCGCGATGAGCGAGGCAGTCAACTGGGCCGACTGGCTGCCCACACCGCCCCAGGGTGACGGCTGGAAGCTGGTTTCCATCTTCGACACAGAGGATGGCCCCGTCGCGTGGTGGCTGCGCGAGCTGCCCGAAGCCGAGGACGGCACCACGACCATCCGCATCCTGCAGGCCGAGGTCGAGAAGCTGAAGGCTCGCATCGCCCGCGCCGGGGCAGCTCCTGCCGCTGTGGATGGATCGTCCGATGAGCGTGCTGCAGTGTTGGACGCTGCACGCGACTTGATCGAGCTGCGCGACGAGTACGCGCAAAAGACGCAAAACGCTATGCCTGGAAACGAGTATTGGAGCGAGCGGTTCGACGCCAAGTATCAAGCACTGGCTGCCGCCCTCGCTGCAGCGCCCGCCCTGGAAGCGCCTGCTGCCCCGGCTCAGGATAACGAGCTTATCGAGCGAGTGCGGCAGGCATACAAGTTGGTGAACGCGCATGCATTCGACCTGCCAGGAGGCGACGCGCACAAGAACATGTGGCTTGAACAAGCCGAATCGCTGGGATCCGTCATTGATCAGCTGCGGCTGGCAGCAGCGCCCCAGGCACCTGCTGCGCCCTCGGCCCTTGCAACGCAGGTCATCGAGAACCTGCTGCAGATGGCCCGCATCGTGAACACGACAGTGGAGGACTGGGGCGAGACGAAGGAAGACGACACCTTGCACGTCATCTTCCATAAGGAGCAGGCGGACAAGCTGGAAGAGATCCTGGATTTCCTTGACAGCCTGCCAGATGCCCCGCCAGAGGAAGGCGTGATTCTGAGCGGCCCGTCCCGGGCGGCCCGCATCGCAGCCCAGGCCAAGGAAGGCGGTGCGTGATGACAGTCATCGAAAACGCAGCAGCGTCGCCAGCCGCACTGGCCGCATGGCGCGAAAGCCTGCAGTCCATGGGTCGCACCGAACTCATGGCCCA